ACTTTCGTCTTTCATACTGCCTCCATAAAGTTACGAACCCAAGCTAGACGAGCCTGCTCGTCCATAGCTGTGTATTCAACGATATTAGCACGGATAGCATCTACTAGAGGATAGTATTCTTCGTCGATGTTGTGTTTGATATCTTTGTTCAAATCTACTAACTTATCTGTACGTGGATTGCGAGCAACCCACTTTGAAGTTAAGTAGTAAGGACTTTTGATTTTGGCACTCACACCTTCATTGGTATAAAATACATAACCTTCGTGCTTGCATTCTTTGGCTAATTCTTGTAGTCGTGCCATACTAGTTGTTACGTTCTCTGGCACGAAACAGTTTAACACACGCCCCATTTCTATTAGCATGTGAGGATCGTGTTCGACCTGTGCATTCCATTTGTTTTCACGATAGCCTAGAATATACATACCTTCCTTTTCGGGAATAATGTGTGGGTCGTTCTTATGAACACACTCAAACATAAAAGTATAACCTTGCCAGCGATTACACAAATCCAAGTACTTTGCTTCGTCGATCAACTCACGTGCCATCTCAACATATGGACTGTCTGTGCTACCAGTAGTAGATACTAACAGTTTTCCATTGTGTAATGTACAAGCAACCATGAAACCATTAACCTTACGGAAAGCAGTTACCATAGTATTAGCAGTCAGCACAGGTGCTTCTTTTTCGATACCATAGTTATAGATCTTTGTGAATGGATAAGCAACTAAGTTGAAATCCTTATCTACGATACTTCCACGACATTCGGCGATATATTCGTTCCACAAGTTGTCGTAGAACACTTTCTTCTTGTACTTAAGAACATAGATATCATCGCCGCACTCTTTCATATTAACTAAGTTCGACGATTCTACATATTCTTTTAATTTGTTCTTAAACATTTCTAATCCAATTCTTTTATTCCTAGTGTGCTTGGAGAATGATCTAATCTATTACCGCTATCGTCTGCGTAGAAGGTAGCATCCGGATCAGTGATTGTTACAGATAAATCGCTGTGTAACAGATCGTAATCTGTAAATTCAAATGTATCTGTATAGACACGGAATCTATAGACTCCGTCACCACACCAAATTAACTGTCCTTCTACTCCGTTAGCTGATATCTTCATTATGTTCTCCAGACTTGTTTATAACCTTCTTCCTCGGTTGGCATTTCAAATGTTTTGATCATGCTATCGACAACTTCTTTGGGAATACTTTTTCCAGGTCGGTTAGACAATCTCTTCATCAACTCGTCATCAGGAGGAGTATCAAACACTACTGCGATGTGTTCATAGTCAGGTAACATCTGAAACTTCTTCTTACGGCTTTTTGCATTTACGGAAGTTTGATCCCAAATGATATCCGAACCTGTTTCACGAGCTTCGATTACTTTATCCAGCATCAAAGAAATCGCTGTATTAACGTATTCTTTGAATACCTCGTTATAAGTTTTACCTTGACGCTGTGCTTCTTGATCAATGAAATGATCAGAGCTAACATAAACACAATCTTCAGCCCACAGTTGATTCTCAACCCAGGTACTTTTACCTGAACCAGGTACTCCAACTAAAACATAAACCTTAGACATGGTGTCCTCGAATTTCTCCCTTAAGGGCATCTTTGATAGCATCTTCCATCAACCAAACAAGTTGTCCTGTAGAATCGCAGCCTACATCGCGAGCTCGATACTTTTCCATTCCATTAGGATTACCGTGAAGGTGTCCGTGGAAATGAACAGAACCTCTGTGCATTTGATCCCACTCCCAAATAGGATAGTGAAACATTACAACCTGTGTTCCTTCGTAGTTCATCCAAAGATACTTGTGTATCTCGTCAAAGCAACTGCGAAACATTGGGTCATTTAACAGCTTACGATCATGATTACCTTCTACAAGAATTTTACGACCATTAAGTCTGCGCATAATTTTCACAGCATCGACAGCAGGTAAGAACGCAACATCACCTAAAATATAGGTAAGGTCTTCCATGCCAACTGTGTTATTCCACGTGACGATCATGTCTTCACGCATTTCGTCTGTGTCTGAATAGTGACCGCGAGTCTTTGGGCAGAACTTCATTATGTTCTTGTGCCCAAAGTGTAAGTCACTAGTTATAAATGTTTTCATTTTTCCACTCCTAACCTATATTATACACTCAAAAGAAAACCCTGTCAATTAAAAACTGACAGGGTCTGTGGCGAAAATACAACAGATTAGATTACCAATTCTCTACGCTAGAAATAACAGTTTCAAATCTGCCATCGACTCCGTTTATATTAGTGTCTAATTTTATTGTAGTATGACTACCGATACCCGAACCAGAGTCCTGTTCTACTTCTACTACATCAACATCGGGAAACTTTTTTAAAATTTCCAATATCTTTTCTAAATCTTCTCGATGCAAAAACATCAGATGTCTCCTGTTTGTTTTCTACGCTCACGACGTTCTGCCGCAAGTGTAAAGACCTTTTCGTTGTCGTTGGTCCAATCTATAGTTTTAGATGGGACTACGATGCCCGAAGGAAGAGTCACACCGTTAATAGTGTGTGCCTCGTTTTCATCGTAGGTCCAACCTAATTTACGCATCATCTTGTGCTTAACAAGCAAGTTAGGGCTACGAAAGACTTCAGTATCACGGAAGCCCATCATTACACCGACTTCGCAGACAGCACCACTACGGCAAACACCTGCCACACAATGAACAACAACGTTCATGCGATCTTCGAATGCTCGCTGTAACAAGGCAACAAGTTGATCTGCTTGTGCGTCACTGATCTTCCAATCTTCGTCAATGCTATGATCGTTCTGCTCAAGATCAAGAAACTCAAACTGATGAACTTCTTTAAACTTGTAACTTGGTGTAGGATGCTCCATGGCAGGATCAACAATTTGAATCAACATGGAATTAATGCCAGCATCAATGTGATGGCCTTTTTTAACATCGCTGAGCGATACGTTTTGGATCCACGGATTCATTATTATCTCCTTTATGTTCCTGCGTTCTTAATCAAATACATTGTAACTTCGGGTCCGTCGATCTTAATCACATCTGATGAATATTTTCGGGTTTCCCAACGATATGTTCCTACTCCCTTAACTGTGATCATTTTAGGTGTAAATTTAATTACAGTACCGATGATCATAGTATTGCTCTGCGGATAAACCACACAGTCACCCATGTTAAGTTCTCGACCCAATTTATCAGGATGCTTTGGTTCTATTTTAACAGTTGTCATTGCTTTACCAATTGCTTTCGTATTCTTCTTCGTAACTTTCACTCATGTCGATAATGTCGTTTAGGTCGGCAGCACCTCGGCGAATATAAGATTTACCACCATCGGTAAAGATAGCACCACACTTACAACGCACAAATGCATGTCTGTGATTGCTTTCGATAATGTCACCGCACTTACGGCACTGACATTTATTAACTACAATAACTTCTCTTTTACGGATGGGCATTATTGTTCCTCTATGAGTTTCGTCGTTTCATCCATGTGTAGGTATGACCAGATGGTAGCACACCGTCTTTGATTTCGTCAGCACCAAAGATGCCAACTATTTCCATACCATGACCGTTTATAGTAACTAGTATGCCTAATTCTTTTGCGAAAGCCAATGCTTCCGATAGATCTTTTACTTCTTCCTCACAGCCTCTACCCGCTGTGTCTTTCCATTCTACTTTATACATACTGTTATTATATACTCGTTCCTTGTTTCTGTCAATTAGCTATATTTTATTAACTAGGAACAATTTTGGGAAGATATGGCACTTGTCTTACACCATGCCATTGTTGTAATAATTTACGTGCTTCGTAGGCATCATTGGCCATTACACGTACTTTCTTTTCATTACCGTCTGCTTCTCTTACAACGCCTTCAAACATTTTCATATCTCTCTCCTTCGGTGCTGAACATAGATCAGCGTATTGAATATTGATAGCGGTTCGAGAGTTTTGGTCGATTCACTGAATCTCCTGGCCGCCCAGATTTTTACAGAACCTGCTCCTGTAGTCCAGCCTAACATGGGATCTATTGTTACTCAATGGGCATACCTGTAAAGTATCCCATACTGTCTTGCAACGACGAAATATCTATGATACTCTTGTCCTTTGGATTCCGTCCTCGGAACAATCCTTGCGGTCGTTTATAGATCTTAAACTGCTATCAATAACTTGGTACCCCGTAGAGGAATCGAACCTCTATTTAGAGTTTAGAAGACTCCTGTCCTATCCATTGAACGAACGGGGTGAAAACTGGTCTCGGGGGTGGGATTCGAACTCACGATCTCCTGCTCCCAAAGCAGGCGCTTTAAGCCGGACTAAGCTACACCGAGATTAAACTAACAGGATAGACTTTTGCCAACTGTTTTACATGTATCAGCAAACATGTTTGATAGACTTGAAGTTATCTCTGTCTATCGTTTGATACGGCTATTCACCGTGACGTTTTTGCTGTCATCTATCCTAAAACTGGTACCTGGACACGGTTTCGAACCGCGGACCCTCTCCGTGTAAAGGAGACGCTCTACCCCTGAGCTATCCAGGCAAAATTCTTATCTAACTTTTCTAATATACTCTCTACCAATCTTACCATCTTGAAACTCAAGTAGAGAAGTGACTGGTGCATTTAGTTGATATCCACGTTCAGCATTGCGATGCTCTCTTGCAAGTTCTTTACAACGTGCCGCTGCCATGATAACAAGATCAAATCTATTACCACCTGACATCTCAACACATTTATCTATATCAATGCTAGGACCACGACTTAAACCTAATGCCATATATACCTTTTATAGTTAACGAAAAATTGGAGCGGGGTAAGAGAATCGAACTCTCAGCATTAGCTTGGAAGGCTAAGGTATTACCACTATACGAACCCCGCAT